TTGCATTCTCAACCTCAGTCCATCCGTTCTTTCCGCAAATCCCGCGAAACCGAATATCACCATCAGCATCAACCAGGGCACCGCCTGAAATTTCAAACTCGACAAGCTCACATACCATGCCTTGAAAGCTAATACCAGCATCAGTAAATATTTTATCAACCTGAGTCTGTGTGCCTGAGACATCGACAGTATTTGATACGCGAACCTTCGAGCCACCAACACGAGGGAGATTCCCACCATTCTTGCCATCGTAGCTTTCGCCAATTGGCTCAAACGGATTGCGTGTCAGAACACCAGTCTTCCATGCAACTGTTGGAGATAATGCAGATATGTCTGATTCAATCCAGCGCACTTGTGAATTCTCAGCCACGACCTCATATATGCCAACGTCAGTGTCCGCCGACACTACAGAGTTAAGGTATATTCGAGCTGCAAATACTAGCTGTGCCATTATGCCTGTGACTCCCTGTAGAAATTCAGAGCAAACAGAAACCGATCAAATGAGACATGTTGTATTTCAATGACCTCATCCATCCATTTACAAGTGTACGCACCTGCACCGCTATTCTCCACACCGAATATGTAGTTGTTTGCTTGAGCTGTGATTGTCACATCTGCACCTCTGACATCAGACATCATGTGATCAATCAGGGCCGCAGCTTTGCTTTGGTTACATACCATCCGAAGCGATGCAGAGTAATCATCCCAGTCACTTGTCTTGTCAATTGTGCTTGGCGTCCCATCGTTTGTGAGTCGGGTTGTATATCCATACTCAGAATCTACATCTGACCATGCAGGTGGAAACCTCAGATTTGAGATAGTGCCAATTGCCAGATCGCCTTCACTTATCTCAGCCGGCAACGCATAGGCTGGCTTCGTAACTTCCACAAATTGCAGTTCTGTTTCTGAGTATAGATATGGTTCTTCCAAGACACCTGTTGGCACGGGTGGCACAATCAAACGAGCTGTGAACACTCCAGTGTCGCCATGATCCGGGCCGAATGGGAAAAACCCCGAGCCAGATGATAGTGTAATTGTGAATGTCTGACCACGCGCCTTGTTGACATCGTTCATGAAATCCAGCAGAGAAGCGCTTTCAGATGCAGAGTGAATGGCTGTGCATTTGCATATTCTGCCACCATCAAAAGCAATGCCATTGTCCCACGGGATCACTCCAGTTGGAGCAACTATTGCATGCTTGATGGCAGGAGAAAGTATCGTTGTATACTTTTCTCGTATTTTCACAGTAACCGAATCAGAGCCTTTGGAGAATATGATTGAATCTGGCTTGCTCACGATATTACCCCGTCAAGGTATCCATAACGCTTCGCACCCATAAGTTGTTCTGCAAAGCTCGCGAAAGTGTCTTCAATCTTGCCTACAGTAGTTGAATCAGCATTTCCTTGGATTATGATTGTGGGTGAAATAGTTGCTCCACCTATCATCTGGCGCGTCTGTGTGTTTGTCATCACCTGTGTTCCGCGTGGAAGATCCCTGACCTCAGCACCTTCCTCACCAATCAGTGACGGCCCGCCAGGAGCGAAGCCAGTACCACGGGCGAAGGATTGATTTCTAATTGAAGAGATTTGTGGAACCATAGCCCCGGCAACAGTCACAACAGTGGCAAGAGCTGCAATAAGGTTTGCTGGATAAGGAAGACCGGAATCCATTGCAGATGCAAAGCCTGAAACGGCTGCTCCAGCTCCTTCTGCAATCGCCATTCCTACCAGAATGCTCCGCTTTTCCTGAGCACTTTTTTTGCTATTTGCAACAGCAGTTCGACCAATTGAAAGCAATAGATGCCCCGTTGCCTCTGCAAGGTCTACTATCGCATCTTTTTTGTCTTTTGCTGCATCTTTTTCAATCTGATTCGCCTTAATTTGTCTCATCTCTTCTTCAGAAATCCATTGCTTGCCCATTGTCCGGGCAATAGCAAGCCGCTCTTCCCACTCTGATCTTGTGATTTCGACACGCTCATTTGCACCGTCACGCGCTGCAAAAAAAGCAGCTTTCCTTGCTCTGTCTGTTGTCGATTCCATCAATCTAATTGTCTCTAAGTTCTGAGCAATCCGCTTTGCATCAGCTTCCTGCTCTTTGCGTAGCCTCTCTGCCTCAGCTTTGGCGGCTCTAATTGCAGCCCTTTTGGCAGCAGCTTTTGCAACCTTTTCTTCAGCAGTGTCTTCACCTCCTGCGCCAAGTTTCCCAGAGCCGCCCAGAGGATCGCCACCGTCAGCGGCAATTATTGTCTCGCCTCTGATTTTTTTGACAAGCCCGGCAAACCGAGCCTGTTTCGCAAATAGCTCTGTAATTTCCTCTTCCTTCAATACTCGGCCTGTTGTAGCATCGAAGAGGCCCATGGCTGAATTTGCCAATCCCTCGATTTGAGCATCTATTTCCGTTACTCTCTTTTGAGCATTTATTAAAGCTCCAAGATTTATTGCACCAACCTTCTGCTTTGTAACCGTTTCACTGCGTTTTAGAAAGTTTTTAAGCGCCCCGGCTGCCTTAATTATTATAGCAAGAATGTCATTCCACTGAGGAAGCAACTCTTCTCCGATTGTTGCACTCAATTCGAAAATCTCTGATCTCATGATTGCGGTTTGTGCAACGGTGGTGTCAGCAGCAGTCTTTATTGCATTCGGAAAGCGCTCTTCCCAAACCTCAAGCAATGCGCCGCGAATCGAAGCGGAATCTTTTTCAACTACCTTCCTGATATCGCCGGACTTGATGATTGCCATGCTTCCAGTACGGTCAATCTCAACACCCATCTTCCTCAATGTCCGCTTATTCAATCCGATGAATGAATCCAGAACCTCACTCATTTCTCGATTCATCAGAACGGCCACACCACCGATCGTGCGCATCTGCTCAATCGTTGGCTCGATGCCAACAGCACGCATACGAACAAAAGACTGAACAACGTCTTCTGTCTCAAGTGGCGATGTTCGCGCAAACTCTCTGATTGCCTCAAGCGCCTTATCAGCAAGCTTGGCATTCCCTGTGACAATTTTGAGCTGATTTGCAAATACTTCCATCTTGGAAGCTGCACTGATAAACGCACCAACCAAGCGCTTGCCAATCATTATGACAACGCCTGACATCAAAGCATTCATGGCCGTGAATTGCTTTTTGACCTTAGCGCCAAAAGCAGCAAAGCGACCTTCCACTTTGTTGAAAGCCTTTGAGGATTTATCAACAACTGACAGAATTACTTCGAGTCGGGATGCCACTATTTTCCTCCAGGGTTCTTGATCTTCTGCAACTCAATCTTGTGAGAATAGTGAGACATGATATCAAACGCCGTCACAAGTTTTAATGGTTGATACAATCTCCCTCTGCCATCAGGCCATGCAATTCCGTTTGAGCCTTTGTATTCGTGAAAAAAGGGCAGGAGTTGGAACCGCTTGGCAACTGAGCGAGGGCATTGCCGCACGAGAATCCTTCCCCTGCCACCACAATACGGACAGTCCTCATTTTTTCCTTCACATATTACACACTCATCTATTTCCCATACGTGCCCTGTTTTAATCGGTCTTATACATCCTCTTGCCTGCTGGTCTGACTTGGAACATTGACTGCATTTGAAAGTCTCAAGTTTACCATGATTCAGCAAGGTCGCCGCGATCAGTTTTTTAGTTCGTCAGCCTGTAAGTTCATCTGTCCGAGATACCAGTGATACAATGCACCCTTGACACTCAGTGGAAGAAACTTTGAAGGATGGTCAGGGAAGTCTGGCAATTTAACATCTTTTTTGATTCCACGCCATCCACACATTGCGATATCAAGAGTATTGTTTGCATTATCGTATGCTCCCGGCCTCGCTTTTGTATCTCCAGATTTATCAATCAACTCTTCGATCTTTTGTGCAATAAGATTCTGCCACTCTTTTTTCTTCGGCTTTCTCTTGCCTGTGTATTCCATTTCAAGCAATTCTACAGCCTTAAAATAATTCGCTTTAGCCATCCTGATTGTCTTTAGATCAGATTCAGATTGCATGTTGACAAGTTCAATCTCTTTGTCGCCAACAGGAGGCCAGAACATGTATTCAACTTTGCCGATCTTCTTTTTCAGCTTTTGCTTTGGAGAAATCGGTATCACCTGGCTATCTTCCAACACTCGCAACTCATCCAGCTTCAGCGTCAAATGATCCACAAACTCTTCTGTGAAAACCAGTTTCGGCGTCTTGCCGCCCGTCTTGAGAGTGGCTTTTTCACCACTCTCAGTTTCATAATTTGACTGATAATCTACCACATTGCCCTCGCTCTGAAAAAGGTAAATCTGTATATTAGGAACTCGTTGAGCTTGACGAACTCGATGATGAACTTGACGAACTGGAACTGTTGCCACCGCGAATCCTCAAGAGGAAATCATTGCGGTTCATCTGTCCTTCAATATCCCACGTTTGAACGCCGTTCTCTTCACTTGGCTCAACCTTTGTGAACTGGCAATAGCTCGCCTGAATATCAACCAGATCGCCAACACCCCACTGAATACTCGTGAGGCCTTCAGTGAGATTATACAAGGCTGTTTCGGGATCTATTGTTGCACTCGGATCACGATATACCTTTGTCGTGAATTTGATTTTTCTGTCTGTAACCTTGGATACTCCAACGCCGCTTGCATGGCTTGGAAGCGTTGTTGCTTCGACAGGCTGGTTGCCGTTGATCTCCAGAGACAGAGGACGATAATCAGAATCACCACCAATTTGCATGGTGACACCAGTAAGCCCCGGAACCGCTGTCCGGTTCTTGGATATTGCAGGCTGAGTTGCGTCCGCTTGTGGCCCGTTATAACGGCCAACAGCCGTGACCTCAAGAGTTGCCATTACCTCATTGCCGAAGTCAAGTGATATTTTGAAATCACCCTTCAGGTTCTCTGCTTTCATCAACTTGCAACCAGAAGCCGTCAAATCTCCTGAATATTCCCAGACAGTCGCATCAGTTGTGACTGTGCTTGATGGTGTCAGAATGAAATCACCATTGTTTTCTGTGAGAGCAAAACGGCATATCTGAAGGAGCTTTGCAGCATCAGGAGTGATGCCTGAATCAGGATCACCCATCGGGCGAATAGGACAAGCGAGGGTTGAAGCAGCCTTTGTCCTGCCGCGCACTGCCGCTTGCTGATCGAATGCACCACAAACAGTGTTGATCTCAGTGAATGTGATATCAGGAGCAGTCTTGGAATCCTTGTTCAGCTCCATGAAATCTGAAGATGATAAACCTGTTTCCGGCGTGCCCTCTGTGCCTTGAATCTTAAATAGAAATAGCTTCAGTCCTTCTTCCATGATATTCCCCTATGCTAGAAGTGTAGGATCATCAGAGTCAACACGCGACACGACTTCAAATGACACCCAAACGTAGAATTCCATTATGCCATCGACTTCCTCAAACGCATGCCCATATCCAGTTGTTTTTGTATTCTGAGCATATGTTACCGCACCCACTTTTCTCTGTGGATTTGCTCTCACGAGCTTGATTATATCTGAAGCAACATTTCTTGTGAGATATGCAATCTCTGTATCTACATCTTGACTATCATCATTGACCTCAACAAAGCACTGGACTCCAATTGAAAATCTTGTTTGATCCAGTCGAGGTGTCTGTGCTTCAATTTCAGCTTCAGGGCCAACGACAACACAGAACGGATATCTGTCATTGATCTCAACAGGTGACAACCTCTCAAGCTCTGCCGTTGCAGTCTCTTCCATAATCTGCTCTGCATGCAAAGCATCTTTGATATTGTTGACGATTACAAATGCAACGGAATCAGCCATCAGAACGAAATGTTTCCTTTCTGTGCTTTTCTCTGAACCTGTTTTGTAGCTCTTTCAACTGCCGTCTTCCCTCGCCGGATGATGGCAGGCTTCGACCTGTTGAATCGTGCTTCATAGTCATATCGTCCGGTCAACTGTGCGCTGACCCGAATGCTGTTGATCTTGGAAAACAACAGTCCCGATCTCTTGAAGCCGTTCCCGCGTTTCTTTTTAGACCTTGCATCAAAGTAGTATGTCTCGTTTCCTTTTCTCATGACTGCCATCGGGATTCGGCTTGAAACGCTCCGAAATGCCTTTGAAGTCAGACCGGATTTCGCATTGCCACCAAACCACGGCCCGTGAAAATTGATCTTTGCAAGATTCCTGTAGTGAGGAACCATCATCCCTTTTGAGCTGGTAATTGTTCCACCATGCTTCAGGAATATTATGGCTCGTTGCATCTGGTTTGTGGTGCCACCTAAACCAACACCCATGTGAAGCGCCATCCCATCAAGCCGCTTCCCGCCCTTGACATATCCCTTGAACAGTCCGGCAACCTGACTAGCCCACGTTGAATCGCCTCTGTTCGTATGGCCCTTCTTCAGCTTCTTCCTGCTCAGGATCCGTCTGAATCCGCCCTTCCGGTTTCTGCCTTTGGAGTCCCAGCCACCAAGCGAAGCCGCTCGCTCATCCAGTAGCCACGCACGCAAAACGGCAAAGAACGTCTTTGGAGCAAAGCCAAATGCCCGAGCAATTTCTTTTGCGCTTTTCGTCTTGGCTTGGACTTTAAACGGCATTACTTCAACCCCAGTCGCCAGAAACCAGCATCATTCAGAATTATTCCTGCAACCTTCAATGTCTTGGTTGCCGAATCACCTATATGTATAGCCACTGTCACCTTGTCAGTTTGAGTGGTCACGCTTTCGATTCCAGTTGTTGCATTTGTCGAAATGTCAATGATCGTGTCATATCTCGTGGTTGTGTTTTTCAATGCGCTTCTGCTCGATGAGCTTTCAACTATACCATCACGGTAAACCTGAGCCGTGATTGGCTTGGCAACACCGCCCGCAGGAGTGTATACAATTTCTTCCTCATATCCGTTATTCAAAAACAGATCAGTCATCATACCTTGAAGGTCGAGAGCTTCAGCCATTATTTAAAAACCACCGCTGAGAGAGTGCCAACCAGTGATCCTATTGCTACCAGATAAAACCAAGTCTGCCTATTATAAATATCCTTCAGACCTGTCTTCATTTCCTTTCGCCACTCTGTCACACTCGTTTTCAACTCCAACATACTCTTATCAGAATTCTTGTGCTTCTCTTCACAAACCTCTTTCAACACATATTCTTCAGGCATGCACTACCTCGCAGAGAAAGTGAAGGGAGGGTTTCCCCTCCCCACTAGTTTAGGTTGCAGATGAAGAGCTAGACGAGCTTGACGAGCTTGACGAACTCGATGATGAACTTGACGAACTGGAAGATGAAGATCCCATTGCATACGCATTCGGGCCTTCGTTCAAATCAACCACAACCTTGTGAGCAGTAGTCGATGCGTCTTCAGTTACCATGCCAAGTGCGAAATCACCATGGACAGCCGCAACAGCAACAGAGGTTGCTTCATTCTCAGAAGCGTCCCAGTAGCAAGTGTGGCACTGTGTCTGTGAAACCGTGATGGATTTCTGAGCCCAGATGCGGCCACGAATCATGACTATGCCGGATTCACCATTGGCAATTACGCCGTTATCGGCGTTTGAAGCATCGCCAGACAGAACCATTGCCGCAACGCGGTTTCCAGAATCAGATTTAAGCCCCAGAATCTCCCCGTTTGTGACACTGACATCTGCGCCAGTGTCGTTTGTCCATTTCAGTAGAGTGGCATCACTGAAATTCTGATTCGCGGTGCCTTCCAGAAGTGCAGTACTCATTTTTTGCTCCTTCGTTGAATATTTTCAGTTTTCGTTTTCAAATGCTCTCCCTCCGAAGAGAGAGAGCGTCACATTGTTCACATTCTCAAATCGTCATCAGACTACTTGGCAGCACCAGTATTCACATACAGGCCGCGATAATCACCAGCAGCAAAACCGAAATCATGCTCGATGACATAGATCAGTCCGCGAGATTCACCAATAGGAGCTGCGCCACTGGCGATGTATGGAGCGTCGTTGCCATTCAGTGTGTAATACACAATGGTGTCGATATCCATTGCATCAGCAGCAAGCCACCATGGGTATGAAGTATCACTGAGAGTATCAAGCAGCGGATCCGTGATGATCTTTAAATTGCGAGGCTGGCCAGGAGCGTGTATGTTTGTTGCAATTGCGCCTGCGCCCTGATTCTCATCACCTGTGACTGTGTAACCGATATCAGCAAAAAGCTTGTGCAAAGCCAACCGCTGACGCGCACCCGAAATAACATAGGCAGGCGACACATTCAGATATACCGGATCAGAACGATCACGGTCAGGACTCGGAGCTGTCTGAGCCATGAACGCATTCCATGCCGCATCCATCGTGGTCTGACCAGGAGCAGCACCCACTGCAGGCCTGTTTCCGTGGCTTGCCTCGTTGTAGAGGTCAACACTGTCTTCAAGCATAGTCGGCCCATCAAATGCATCATTCGCACCGTTTGAGTCATAATTATACTTATAGATGCGAGTATTGATCTTCCTGCGAAGCGAGCGAGCCATTTTTGCCGGATTGGTCGAGAATGCACTGAGGTCATCATTCACCATTGCCTGACGGCTGAGAATGGACTTGCCACCCCATGTCGCAAGCTGTGCCTGCTCACGAGCATCTGTCATGCGCATGAACTCAGGAGAATCGCCTTCTTTAATCTCGTTGATATCTGACATCTCAGAAGTCTTGACAATATCGGTTGTCTTGAAATCGATCAAGGAACCTGTGCCAACCCAGTCCTGATAGGTTGTCCGTGCAGTTTCCCAGCCCTTGGCAAGCGACTTGTTCGCAACATTCCGAAGAATGTTCACAAACTGGCCCGAGGTCATATTCGGAGTGGCTGCAAACGATACTGCTTTGCGATACAGAGTATCGGCATCATACTTGAATGCCATTGGATCGCCATCGCGCTCAAGACAATTCTGTATGATGCGGCGTGGCCCGTGGACATTGCCAAATTCACTTGCGCGAACTTCCTGCTGCCGTTTCGGGTCAATCCCGTGGGTGTGGCCTGCAGACATAAGAACTGAATCGACAACAGCCGCTTCAAATTTCTCACTGTCTTCTGCGCCAAGCTTAATATTCGGAATGCCTGTTGGAGGAACAAGGTCATCCTCTTTCAGCGCTGTGAATTTCTTCAGAGCCGCTGACATTGACATTTCCTTGTCCTCAACCATTTCATCAATGACCTTCTGCGTGGCACCAAACTTGGCACCCGCTGTCTGGATGGTTGTCACTCGCTCATTCTCATCTGCTACTGCAAGGGCAACAGCATCAACCAATTCTTTTTTTGCAAGCTCTTTCGCATCGGCTTTTGCCTTTGCTTCGGCTGCAATCTGCTCTGCTGTCATGGGCATAGTATCCTCCGCCTCCGTTAATGGTAATTTTTCCCCGCCATCTTTTAGTTGTTTCCGTAGTGACTGTATTTCCTCAAGAAGCTCTGCCCCGGACTGCAGGCCAGAGAGTTTCGCAATCGCCTCCTTTTTAAATTCTTCATTATCAACATATTTATCAAGAAAACTGAGAGCTTTTGTTTCCCAGTTTTCAACTTTCATGAATTCATCAAGGAAGGCTGTCATCTTTGCTGAAGGCTGAACACTGGATGAGAATTGTTCAAAAAACTCATCTCCAGTTGCAGGCTCATCAACAACGTCTGCACCATGTAGCTTTTCCACACGAGCAAGATCATGAAGAGGAAAGTCATCCTCATCACGCTTCTGCTTGCCGTCTTCATCTAACTGAGCTTCCCTGATCAGGTCAAACACAATCGAAGTCCCGAAAGCCTCTGGCTCATCTTTTGCCATTTTTAAAACATACTCTCCAAGATTTCCATTTGGAGTATCAAACGAAGTATCACTGATGAACAAGTCAGCCCGCGCTCGATCGCCATCTTTTTCGAAATTCTTGAAACGTCCGATATATGTTCCCAGTGCTGTTTCACTCATATTCGGATGACCAAAGCGAGCCTTGATTCCACGTTTTGAAGCTTGCCCAAATTCAACAACCTGATCAACCGTCTCTCCATCAATCACAAGACCATGACCTAGAGCTTCGCCTTCAGAAATGATAGAGACACCTGGGATTACATTGTTTTCGAAACCAGTTGCAGGAACGGCGGCTGCTTTCAAGCCTAAACCACCGGCTGTGCGAAATCGCTTCTCTCTATTCTTCTTCTTTGTCACACTCATCAGGCAATTTCCTTTCGATTTCAATTTGAAGCGACCGTGGAACCTCAAGACCCGCTGGCATCAGATTCAAATCAATCCTGGTCTTCTTCGTCCCCGTCCCCGCCGTTCTCTTTTCTATTACTATCATCAGGCTCCTCTTCTGGATTGTCAACAAGGTCGAACTCATCCAGCCCCAGCTCTTTTGCGAAATCCTGCTCAACCTTGCGCTGCGTGAATTTCTCTTTCCACTCCTGGCCCTTTTCGGCGAAATGGTCTTGCATCGTCTTCATGTTTTTGCCAACCAGCTCAATCGAGGCCTTGGCTTCTTTTGCCGGATCTATAAAATCAAATCCATCAGGTTGCCATAATGCCTGATTGTATTTCCACGGGTCACGCATGTACTGGCCAGGATTCAAGCCCGGAACTTGTCCATTGAGAACCATCCGAAAAACCATGTCATCCCTGAAGGGAACACAGTTCTGGTTTGCATGATACAACTGAAATTTGCGATATGCCTTCCGGTCGAGATTAGAATTCACCCGAGCAGAAGCCATATTCGTTTTCGTAAGGTCACGAGTTACGCTTGCATAGCTCATCCCGAATGTCATAGTGATGATATGCATGAGCAACTTCTGAAGCGGTTCCAAAACTTGTCCAATACTATCATCTGCCTGAATCACTTCAGGTTTCCCGCCTTGATCGCCAGTGATGATGCTTCCCGGCTCCAGTGGCATCTGATTATCAGAAGTTGCGTCCTTCGCCATTATCTGGCTCATCGTAGTGCCAGGCATATAGAAACTGATGAGAGCCTGAATTCTTGAAGCAACCAGCTTGTCAGATATCAGATTCTCATTTGCCCAGATATATTTCAGAGCAGGCACGGCCCACGGAACGCCCATCAACTGCTCAACCTGACATCGCTTGAAATGCAATCTCATCTGAGGTGCAGCAATAGGATTCTTCAGGCCTTGGATATTAAATGAAACCGTTCTTCCTAAATTGCTGTAATTGATACCAAACTGAGTATCAACAATTTGCGGATCATCAAACGAGGTGCTTGAGTAATCTTTCGAATCATCGAGACGCAGAGTATTCATCAATTGATATTGTCTATCTATAAATGTGCCTGCAGGAGCGCCAACTTGATTTGACAGCATCGAGCCGCCCTTAAATTGCTCGTTGAACATTACATCCTGCAACTCATAAAACGACTGATTTCCAGTTGTGTCAAACGAATCGTTGAAACGCTTCCAGCCTTCGTTCAATGCCTTGTTAATTCCAACAGCAGGCTTCCCGCTTGAATCGGTTACATTTGAAACAGGAACCATTCCAGTTCCGACAACATTGTTTGACAACTCAGCTTGCAGCCCTCGCATTACCGGATTATTATCATACGCCTGTTGTGATCTTGCGATGAGAGTTTTCCAAACATTTTTCAGGTTGCCTGAGTGAGTATTATTCGTACTTGTCCAGTCATCCTGAAGGCGTCCTTTTTTGCCAGCATCATAGTGATTGTTAGATGCAGAAAACGCTTGACGCGAGAACAATTCGAAATACCTTCCAAGCTCATATTGATTCGCAGGCAAACCGCTGTTCATTGCCTTGACATCTGCGACTATATTCTTCACTTGTTTTAGGAATGGTATTTTCATTATCCTGATGCCCCTCGAAAAGAGACAGGGATACTTCCACCATAAGTAGATATGACAAGCTCCGCCTTCGCATTTGCGATGGCTTTTTGTAGTGATTCAAGGGATAAGAATTTCACATCACGACCGTTGATATTTATTTCCGCAGCACCTCGCGTGGCAATCGTAACAACTGCCGCTTCCATTGCGTCAATATTTGCTTGTGTGTATGCCATTTGCCCCCAAGGAAATAAAAAAGACTATGCAGAGAATGTGGCTCCACATAGCCTTATTATTTCCAGATATAGTGGCCCTGTATGGATCAAATACAAGACATTGCGCAATTGCGCCAGTTAATCAAATTATAGTCAATGGTTAAATTCTTGTCAATTAACTTTCACGAATTTGACAATCTTTCTGCATAAATTGCCTTTTTTGCTATTGTTTAGGCACTTTCTTGAATAAAAGACGTATTTCTCCTATATCCGCAGGGCAAAAACGAATAAATTCCCACCCATTTGCAAGCTCAGAATTCAATATATTCTCCAATTGACGGTACTCAGCGCCGTCTCGCTGAATATCCCTCACTCTGTATTTCAGAGGGATTTCAACAACCTTTTCCTTCTTTCTTCCGGCGTTACTGTTCCCCGCGCCTTTTGTTTTTTCTTGCATGCTTTCTCTCCTTCAACAGTTGAAGCAAACGGTTCCAACGATATTTTTCAGCAGATTTGACTGTAAAAATGCGACCATGAAACACCTTGCAAAGCATCTCAAACGTGATGCGTAGATTCATTACCTTCAGCATAAACCAATATATTTCACCACCCTTGTGAATTTAGTTCGTCACGATATGCACCAATTGCATTGTCCTGGTGCTCAATCTTTTGTTCAACAGTTCGAGCCTCATCCTTCGTTGCCATTTTTTCAATACGAGCAGCCTTCGCTTCGTCAAACATTTCTTCATCCAGCTTCAGCAAAATCCGTGCTGCTGTCAGGTAGTTCTCAGCATCTCTGGAGTGATCAGGATCTTCTGAAACCCACTTCGTTTTTTTGTTTCCTCTTGTGTCAACCCACGACTGATCAAACTGGTTTCGAATCTCTTTCCTATATCCTGATTTTATGTCCCACGGAAGATGCCACAAATCCCCTTCCATATCGCTCTGCACAATCCGTGACAACATCTCAGTTTGTCCCATGAAATGATTGGCTGTTTTGCTTCGCTCAATCAAGGCTGCTTTTTTGTTTGTTGATCCAATATAGATGCCGATATTATGTGAGTGGCTGGCGATGTAATCCACATCTTTTGACCTGTGACCACCGCGATCAATAAACCCGAATGTGATATCCATCAGAGCACCGGATTGCTTCTGATATGGATATTCGTAGATGTGATCATTTAAACATTTCAATACATTTACAGGGTTCTTATACTGATCATCTTTCATGTCACAGAAACAGAAATCTTCGCGAACTAACCAGCTTTCCATACCTTCGCCATATCCACGAATAACCCAACGAAATCCATTGTCCATGGTATCAATACCAATCAGCAAGATCCTCACGGCATCAGGAATGTATGCATTTGACCCTGCCTGATAATACTTCTCTTTCTTCGATTCAATGAAAGCGTCCTGCATCCGATCAGCTTTCATCTTCACCCATCTGGCCATGTCCTCATTCTGATATGTCTTTAGCTCATTCGGGTCTGGACTGGCAAGAGCCTCGAAGTATCTGGCGAGGCATTCTGAGAATGTGAATGTGATATCAACAAAGCGATTCCAATTAAAAACCAGCCGCCTCGTTGGAGTCCGGCCACGGATCACACCCTGGTTGTCGATTGTCTCAGTTTCGGTTGCGTATCGAATACGCTTCGACATATCAATTCTGGCGTGTTCCGTAATCTCTTTATGACACGATGAGCATTCATACCATACTGCACGAGTTTCACGAATTCTCTGAGGGCTGTGGTCATAAATGCCCTTCTTGTTTGGCAACTCTTTAATCTGATGATCAGTCAATTGCTGATAGACACCACACAGAGGGCATGGATAAAATGGATATCGAATCTGAGTGCCTGGCTTGTGCGCTTCGACATATGAGGGATCTTTGTCATTATCGGGCGAAGTCTCAAAAAGAACCTTTGTGGCTTTTCCCATCATCCGGCTTCCCTCGCCACGGCCTTGAATCGCTTTCGTCTGAGAGAAATCCTTCGCAGGCCACTTTGCAAGCTCGCTACCATAGATAAAACTAGAGTTATGTGTGGCGATATCCGTTTTCACGCCTGCAGAGCCAACACGAACAAGACAGTTCATCAGCGTGATTTTTTCCTGTGTGAGTGAATTCGGTTTGCCGTCCCAGTATTTCCTGATTGCAGGAACCTCGCGAACCATCGGTCCCAGACGTTCCTCAAAAACTTCCTTGACTGTTTTATTTTTTGCGTAGATACACAGGATGTTGCCAGTCCTGACATCGATCACCCAGCCAACGATTATCTCAGCCAGAAAGGATTTTCCTGTTTGAACTGGCGCAATGTACATCACAAAATCATGATCAACAATAGCATTCAGTGGCTCTTCTTGCCAGAAGAACAGGGTGATTTTCCCCTGTA